AGGTCAAAGGCAATCAAACTACCCTCAGGCAAGTTTATCCAGATAGATTGCCAGAGACCGTGTGATGTGATAGACGGGCAGGGGTTCTTCGCCTTCGAGTCCAAATGGCTTAAATCAGCCCCCAAGATGCTCGAGAAGGTAATGCTGCAGGCAATCAGGAACTGTCCTACGGGTCTGGTGCCGGTGGGTGTGATAGGTGACAGGGGAGCAAAAACGGTCTATTACATACTCACAGAAAAAGATATGTTGGAACTGCACAAGGGAGAGGGCAAATGAAAGTCTGCGCTCAACCCGGATGTCCTAATCTGGTATCATCCGGCAGCCGGTGCCCATTACACCAGCGCATACCGTGGGTAAACAGCAGTCCCTATAAATTAACCGATGCAATGCGTAAGAGCGTGCTGGCAGAAGATCCTATATGCCGTATATGCGGTGTTAACCCATCTACCCGCGTAGACCATATCGTAAGCCGCGCGGAAGGCGGAAGCGATGAAAGAGGCAACCTGCGCGGGATATGCTACGCGTGTGATAAGAAGCGCATAGGGCGGCAGGCAGCAATAGGCAGGAAGAGAAAACAAGAGGAAAACGGAGTATAATAAAGCATGAGGGAGGTAGAGGGGGGATAAGCCCCATAAAAGTCTACAAGTTACTGACGGGAGGCGGATAGGCTGTAAGATTTTTCTGGCTGCAAAATGAGAGTAAGGGGGATAACCAAATTGGAGATAAAAAATATATTAATTAAAAACCTTAAACCCCACCCCAAAAACCCCAGGCGCCACCCGGACAGCGCCATCGAGCGCTTAGCAAAATCTATAACTGAGTTCGGTTGGACAAATCCGGTATTGGTATCAGCTGATGGTTATGTTCTGGCTGGGCATGCTCGGTTAAAGGCTGCTCAGGTGGCCGGGTTGAAAGAGGTGCCGGTAATAGAGCTACCGCTATCAGGCGCCAAGGCAGAAGCCTACCTGATAGCTGACAACCGGTTGAACGAGTTGACAGACTGGGATGACGCAACGCTCAAAGACTTGCTGGCAGACCTCGACACTGGGGAGCTCGACCTGGAGTTAACTGGCTTTAGCGTTGGAGAGCTTGAAAAGATGATGACCGAGTTCCACCCGGACGACGAGAAAGACAGCAACCAAGACAAGGCAATAACGTGCCCAAAGTGCGGGCATGAATTCGAGGTAAAATAAATGGCAGGATATCCGGGCAAACAGGGCAGGAAACCCAAACCGGCGACTATTGCCGAGCGCAACCGTCAGGCTGGTGTTACGTCAATCAGAGTAAGGGCTCCTGATCACCTCGACGATACAGCTAAAGCCGAATGGAAGCGCGCTGTTAAGCTGTTAAATGAGGCAGGAGTAATAACCGATCTCGATCGCACGTTACTGGAGTCGTATTGCATAGCATATTCCCAGTGTATGCATGCATTAGAGCAGATACAAAAACACGGTAGCATGATAAAAGCGCCAAACGGATATCCAATGCAAAACCCGTATTGGGCAATATTCAACAAGCAAAGAGAATTTATGTTTAAGGCTGAAGTCGAGCTTGGAATGACTCCGGCGTCCAGGGCAAGATTACCAGTGAAACAGTCTACGCCAGAGGCTATTAGACCGCTGCCAAAAATAACAATAGAGGATCCTCGTTACCTACTGGAGGGGAAATGATTTTAATGGTGCCGAATGACGGCGGGGAAGCCTGGCCGACTCTCGGGCCGCAAGTCTGCCAATTTATCGAGCAGTATCTCGTGTTTGGCCCGGGTGACCTGAGAGGGCAGCCGGCAATTATAGACAACGAAAAACGGGCGCTCATCTACCGCATGTATGAGATATACCCACAAGGCCACCCGCAGGCCGGACGGCGCAGGTTTAAACGTGTTGGGTTGTCGCTAGCTAAAGGGCTGGCAAAAACGGAGCTCGCCGCGTGGATAGCCGCATGCGAGCTGCACCCGGACGCGCCAGTCAGGTGTATAGGCTGGGACAAACAGGGCAACCCCATTGGCGCTGGAGTAACAGACCCGTATATCCCAATGGTGGCCTACACCGAAGAGCAATCAGACGAGTTGTGTTATGGCACGCTCAAAGTTGTTTTAGAAGAAGGACAACTGGCAGATGATTTCGACATTGGGATCGAGAGAATAACAAGGCGCAGGGGCGATGGCAAGGCGGTCTCTCTTTCCACCTCCCCCAGTGCCAGAGACGGCGCAAGAACCACGCTGTTTATTGCGGACGAAACTCATTGGTGGACTTTACCCAGATTAAAACAAGCACACCAAACCATGATGGCTAACCTACCCAAAAGGAAAATGGCAGACGCGTGGGCATTGGAAGTCACCACAGCACCGGAACCAGGCACTGGCTCAGTGGCAGAAGCGACAATGGAATATGCACAAGCTGTAAACGAAGGCCGTATCAAAAACTCCAGATTGTTTTATTTTCACCGACAAGCTTCAGATGAACACGACCTGAGCACAGAAGAGGGAGCACGCGCAGCTGTGATTGAAGCTTCAGGGGAGGCTGCCTCATGGAGAGACATTGACGCAATCGTGGAGTCATGGAGAGATCCAACCACAGACCGCGCATTCTGGGAGCGGGTATATTGCAACCGGCTGGTAAAATCATCGAGAAAAGCCTTTGACTCAGAGAAATGGAAAAAGCTTGCCAACCCTGAATGCCCAGTGCAGCCCGGAGACCTGATAACCATCGGCTTTGATGGCGCTATATTTAATGACTCGACGGGCGCTGTTGCTACTCATATTGCAACAGGTTATCAATGGGTGCTGGGTGTTTGGGAGCAGCCGCTTAATGCAATCGACTGGAGAGTACCGGAAAACGAAGTCAACGAAGTTATAGATAACGCTTTTGAATCATACGATGTGTGGCGGATGTACATTGATCCCCCGTACTGGCAGGCATGGGTAGCGCAATGGTCGGCTACGTACGGTAAAGATAAAATAATTGAATGGTGGACAAACCGACGAAACCAAATGGCAGCTGCGCTGGAGGCCTACGATACCGCCATAAAAACCAGCGCAATCAGTCATGACGGCGATGAAACATTATCACGCCACGTAGCCAATGCTCACCGCCACAATCTACCCAACAGGAATGACCGCGGTGAGGCGTTATGGCTAATCAGAAAAGAGCGCTCAGACTCACCATTCAAAATAGATTTGTGCATGGCGTCAATATTATCATGGGAGGCAAGAACAGATGCAATCACCTCTGGAGCGCTAGAAGAGGATGACGCAGCTGGTATTACAATTTTATGAAGAAAATGGTAGAATATATTAGGAATATGCTGGATTTAAGAGATATACACGTCTATGGTGGCATTCTGCTTATCAGTATCGGCCTGTGGTTTGTTTACTGGCAATTATCGCTGGTTGTCACTGGAGTATTATTGATATATATTGCGTTGAGGAGGGCATAGGATGGGATTAATATCTAGCATGGAGACACGCTCACGGCTGGAGAACCCTGCCGTACCAATCACGTCCGAATCAGTACTACAATACCTCGGGTTAGAACCATCAGCAGCTGGCACACGGGTAAACACCACCGAGAAAGCATTGGGGTTAACCGCTTTCTGGGCAGGCGTTAGAATCATCTCTCAGACAATAGCCAGTCTGCCACTGGGGGCGTATGAGAGACTGGAGAAAGGCCGCCGCCCTGCACGTGAACATAGAATAAACCAGTTACTGGCAATCCGGCCTAACCGCCGTATGACCCCATTTACTTTTAAGGAGCTTAGGGCAGTTCATCTGCTCACTCACGGCAACTCTTACGCTGAAATAGACAGGGACGGAGCTGGCAGGATTATCGGATTGTGGCCGCTGTTACCGGACAGGACAGGGGTTGAGCTCGTTAACGGCGAAAAATGTTATTACACAGAAATTGGCGGCAAGAGAATCAGGCTAGAACCGGATAGAGTATTGCACGTTCCGGGCATGGGGTTTGACGGGTTGCGGGGTTACAGCGTGATACAGCTGCACCGCGAAAGTCTGGGGTTCGCCTCGGCAGCAAACGAATATGGCGCACGGTTTTTTGGCAACAACGCCCGCCCGTCAGGGTATTTGAGCCATCCTGGCAAACTCAGCCCGGACGCAAGGGAAAGACTAAGGGATGAGTGGGGACAGTATCACACTGGGCTTACTAACGCCCAGAGAACTGCTATTTTATCAGGTGGCCTAAAATGGGAATCAATCTCTATCCCACCCGAAGACGCTCAATTTTTACAAACCCGCGAAATGCAGATTGATGAAGTGGCTCGTATATTAAACATTAACCCGATACTACTGCAACATTACGGCAAAGCAACAACCTGGGGCTCAGGTATCGCTCAGTTCTTGATTGCCTTTGCTAAATTCACTATCACTCCATGGCTGGAACGTGACGAAGATGTATTTAATTATGATCTGTTTGAGCCAGAAGAACGCGGGAGGATGTACGTCAAGTACAATGTTAACGCATTACTGCGGGGCGACCCGGAGATGCAGGCCAGAATACTCGAAATTAAACGCCGCAACGGTGTGATTAATGCTGACGAGTGGCGCGAGCTGGACGAGGAAAACCCGCTGCCTGACGGCCTCGGCAGCCATTATATTCTGCCGCTTAACATGAT